TGTACTTAATGCTGGGTGGTGGAGAGCATAAAACGCTTACCCGTGGGCATAATCCTAAGTTTAAACAGTCTGTAGCCAATACTGACTTTGATATCTTTGCCTAAATGACTCCCATCGAAGTAGAAAAAATTTTAGGCGTTGCAAATATACCCAATGTTATTGTTGTTGAGTTTAGATCTTTTATTTTAGATTACATGGATCTCGGACTCGTAGACCAATTAAACTTAGAAAATATACCGAATTACAAAGAATATTTAGATACTGCTACAGAACAAAGCATGGGATATACCGTTTTAGATAATGGCAAACCTATTGTTTGTTTTGGTTTAGTAAAGTTTTGGCCTCATGTTGCAGAGTGTTGGTTAATACCAGATAAACGCATGATTAAGAAATGGAAATTCCAATTTCACAAAGGATCTTTGAATTTTATGGAAGAAGCAGCCAAGGAATTAAATTTGCATAGAATTCATGTAACGGTGGACAAAGATAACCCAGTAGCGTTAAAATGGATTAGACGTATGAAGTTTTCAGAAGAAGGTCTTTTGAAAAAGTATTCGTATAGCGGGCAAGACATGGTGATGTATGCTAGAATTTTTGATAGGTAGATATGTCGGGATTATTTAAAACTCCCAAGTATACGCCTCCTGTAGAGGTTAAAAAAACCGATGAACTTCTTGATCAGCGAGAAGCAAAAGCAGAGGCGGCTGAAAAAAGGGAGCTAAAGAAAACATCTTCTGCTCTACGAGCTAGAAGGCGTGGAGGTCGATTGTTGTATTCACAAGACCGTGCTATCCCACAACTTGGAGTAGGCACAACTTTAGCTGGCACCACCTCAGTTAGGAATCCGTTTGAAGATGAAAGGAGGATGACGTAATGGGTGGCACGCCAACAAAATTAGTTAAAAAAGCAGCAAGATCTGTGAGCAAAGCATTAGGCGGAGGTGGTGGTAGTGGTGGTACTCCTCCTACAACGAAAGAAACTAGAGAAGAAATAAAAGACAAGTTTGAAGCACCAAAGACTACAGATCCTAAAGATAAAGAACCAGATCCAAGAAAACTAACTAGAGGAAGAAGAAGTAGAAGGTCTAGGACTTTAGTGGGCGGTCAATTAGCTGGCGGGCTTACAGGCGTAGATTACAGCCCAGTAAGAAACCCAAGAGGCAAAAGCACACTAGGGTAATATCATGGATCATCACGAACAAGAGTATATTAGAAATCCCAAGTATAGAAAACCAAAATGAGAAGAGTTTATATCGATCCTAAACTAAGAAGATTAAATAAAAAAATAAAAGATAAAGAGATGGAAGATAGGATTAAGAAATTTAAAAAAGAACTAGAGGAGAAAAAACGTAGTGAGAAGATTCAAAAAAGTACCGAAGAGTAAAAAAGGCGTACCTTTGAAATATCTTGCTGGAGCAAAAAACCCAAGCGCTAAAGAATCAGAAATTTTGAGAACAAGAAGGTTATACAAAAAAGGTTTATTAACCGCAGCTATGATGGACAGAATATCGAGGAGTAGAGCTAATGCCTAGTTACCCAAGCAGTTACACAAAGAAATTTTCAAAAGGCACTTTAGATAAAGTTTATAAAAGAGGGTTAGGCGCTTATTACTCAAGTGGTTCAAGAAATGTTTCTGCTCATGCTTGGGCTATGGGTAGAGTAAGAAGTTTCGTCACAGGCAAGGGCGGAGCTAGAAAA